AACTACTAAAAGCAGCAATAGATCGCCCTGGCGAAACATATTTCTACTGTGCCCCTACCTACCGCATGGCAAAAGACATTGCCTGGAAAGAAATAAAGAAACTAATTCCACCAGAGTGGATTCAATCTAAAAACGAAACCGACCTCAAGATAGAACTAATTAATGGCTCGCTAATAGAACTCAAAGGAACTGAAAACGCAACAACCCTGCGTGGCCGAAGTCTAGCTGGAGTAGTACTTGACGAAGCAGCCTTCATGGATTCCGATGTATGGTTCCAGGTAATCAGACCAGCCCTCGCAGATAAACAGGGTTGGGCACTCTTTATTTCCACACCAGATGGCACAGCATCATGGTTCTACGATTTATGGTGCTACGTTCCAGATGATGAAACAGGTGATTGGAAACGCTGGAGCTTTACAACAATAGACGGAGGCAACGTACCGACAGAAGAAGTTGAAGCAGCCAGGGCCCAGTTGGACAGCAGAACTTTTAAGCAGGAGTTCGAGGCAAGTTTCGAGAATCTCACTGGTCTCGTTGCAGTCTCCTTTTCAGATTCCAACATTTCTAGCGAAGCGGAGGACATATCCATCGCCCCACTCTTGCTAGGAGTCGATTTCAACGTAGACCCACTTTGCGGAATTTGTGCTGTCCGACACAGAGATATACTTTACGTCTTTGACGAGATAATTTTGACAGGCGGTGCAACAACCTGGGATTTTGCCGAAGAAGTTACAAATCGTTACGGAGTAGATAGAAGAATAATCGCTTGCCCCGACCCAACGGGTGCAGCCCGAAAAACATCAGGAGTAGGATCAACGGACCACACTATCCTACGCAGAAGCGGATTTACTGTGTCATCTCCCAGATCCCCCTGGAAAGTCCGTGACAAAGTAACCGCAATAAATACTGCACTATATGACGCAATGGGAGAACGCAGAACTTTAATACACCCACGCTGTAAAGAACTTATAAAATCGCTCCGCACCCTGACTTACGCTCCAAACACAGGTATGCCAAACAAAAATCTAGGAGTTGACCACGCATTTGACGCTTTCGGCTACCTATGTCTCCAGCAATTTAACCTTGCCAAACCAGAGACATTAGGCCAGACTTCGTTTAGAATATACTAAGAGTTTCCTTTTTCCACTATGTATCATTCCACTACAAAGAAAAAGAAGAAGAAAAAGAAAGGAGGTAAAAAA